CAATGTCAACCTTGCAATACTCATTTATCAGGAAATCTCATAAATTATCGGATAAACCTTATAAAAAAGATTGGATTGGATGAGGTTTTGCGACTTGAAAACGACTTTGAGCCTAAAAAATACCTAATTGAAGAACTAAAAGAAATTGTCCAAATTTATCGAAAAAAGGTTAAAATGCTAAAAACGGTTGATTGACAACCTAAATTTTGTGATAATCCGATTTATTTAAGGGGATTTCCATGCCAAATTATCAAGGTGTTGCAACTGACGAAGCTAATCTGACGTATCTCAATTTCTTTAATGATGCGTTTTTGCCGATTAAAAGTGTTTACAACACAACGGCTACATTAAGTCCTGCAGCAGTTGGCGCAGCAACAACCGCAGAGCAGACTTTTACTGTACCTGGTGTTTTAGTTGGTGACGTAATATTTGTTAACAAACCAACCGCACAAGCAGGTCTTGGAATAGTAGGCGCAAGAGTTTCAGCAGCTAATACAGTTGCAATCACATTTGCAAACGTCACAGTAGCATCAATTACCCCAACTGCATCCGAAGTCTATCGGATCGGTGGACACCGTTAACCCCAAGGAGATAAAAAATGGCAAAAATGGAAAAAATGGAATATGAGTCAGACGCAGCAAAAGACAAAATGGGCAAGACTGGTCTAAAAGACCCAGGCCATTTACAAGTCGCTGCGAACTACGCAACAGAGTGCAGAGATGGCACAAAGCCTTATATTCGTCCTCCAATGGGGCCAGTAAAAGAGCCTAATCTAACAAACGGAGTTCCAATGCTCCCACAAAAGAATATCAATTCTGGTAACAGATAATGGCAACCAAGGTCGCTAAAAAGGTTGAAGTTCTATCTATGCCGAGCCGAGACATGGCTCAAGAGAAGAAATGGCAAGCTGAGAGCGATCTAAGGACGCTCCAAGCTGCCAGAGAGATTGAGGCAAGTAGGACTAGATTGGCTGCAGCAAAGAGATGCGCTGACGATCAAATGAAGGCTTTATCTCGCATAAAGATGAAAAAATGACAATGGGTAATTCAAAAGCCATTGGTGTTGCTTATTCTGATCAAAACATTCAGGGAGCAGATATTGTTTCTGCTAACAATGTGATTGCGACTGGTGAGATAGGGTATGCTGCAGGGAATTACATTCAAGTCACTCAGTCTAGCGTCAAAACGAATGGTGTAACTTGTAATACTCCATCTGGTTCAATCATTACTGCCAACTCGCAACTCGCTCCAGGGGCGCAGGCCGTATTTACCGTAAGTTGTTCGGCAGTAAGCGCAAAAGATACAGTTATTGCAAGTGTTGCAAGTGGTGGAACACTTGGAGCTTATAACGTATTTATTGCAGCAATTACAAATGGGCAGTTTACTGTTGTGATTAAAAACTCAACAAACAATGCTTATTCAGAGGCAGTCACAATTAATTATGCAATTCTCCACACGCAAGGATAATCATGTTAAAGAAATCAGCCTCAAAAAAAGCATTTAAAGAGAACGTAAAAACAGAAATCAAAGAAGGCCGTCCAGTTAAGCAAGCGGTTGCAATTGCTTATTCTGAGAAAAGACAGGCAGAGAAAAAGAAAAAGAAATGAAACACGATAAGCCAATCCCTCACAAGACAGTTGGCAAGGGTAAGACCTATAACCCAACGAGTAAGGGCGCAGGGATGACTGCAAAAGGTCGGGCTGAGTACAACGAGAAGAACGGATCGCACTTAAAACCGCCTGCTCCAAATCCAAAGACAAAGAAAGATGAGGGGCGCAAGGCTAGTTTTTGTGCACGCATGGAAGGTGTTGTAAAAAACGCAAAAGGGACTGCTGAAAGGGCTAAAGCATCATTAAAGAACTGGAAGTGCTAATGAAACCTGGACTTTATGCGAATATCCATAAAAAGCAAGAACGGATAAAAAAAGAAAAGGCCGAGGGTAAGCCACTTGAAAAGATGAGGCCAGTTGGGTCAAAGGATGCTCCAACTGAAAAGGCATTCAAGGAGTCTGCAAAGACTGCTATGCCTGCAAAACCAAAAAAGAAGAAGTGAGCAGGTCTAACGTCACAATAGACATTGATGACGAAACAAGCGAAGTAACGATTCATATTCTTGGAGAAGGTTTAGCTTTACAGGTTGCACACGACTGGGTAACACTTCTCAGGCAACATGGATTTGACGTAGACATTGAACAACAACCGCAAACGATAAACTAAAATGCCCTCAATAGCTGATCTTTACTCTACGATTGACAGTTACAAACGCAGGGCAGCGGACGTTCTCAGCGATCCACAAAACAGTCTTATGCAAATGCTTGGCTATGCCAATGACAGGGCCAGACAATACAACGAATCACTTGCCCAAGCATCCAAAGAAAGGGGTTACGGCCCTAAGACGCAAGAACTAGCGCAAGCAATGGCAGAGTCTTACAACCCAGTTGGAATGACTACTTGGCATGGTAGTCCACACACATTCAACAAGTTTGACATGAGCAAGATTGGAACTGGCGAAGGGTCACAGGCTTATGGACATGGGCTTTATTTAGCTGAAAACCCAAATGTTGCAAAAGAATATAGAGACGCATTATCTACTTATAAAACAACATTAAATGGAGAACCATTAGCACCAAGCCATCCATTGTTTTCTGAAGGAATGTCAATTGCTGCAAATGGATATAAAAAAGCCTTAAAACAAGCTGAAGATGCTTTAAAAAGTGGATTTGTAAATCCTGAGTATGCACAAAAACAAATTGACAATATTAAATCCCTTAAAGGGGCAAAGATTGAACAATCAAAACAAGGAAATCTTTACAAAGTAGACCTACCAGACGAACACATAGCAAAAATGCTTGATTGGGATAAGCCTTTAAGCGAACAACATCCAGATGTTCAAAAAGCAATCAAAAAAACCAAAGAATTATTACCTCCTAATGCAATGGATGATTTAGGTGGAGATTTATCTTTGCTTTATGGAAAAGACATAACACCTAAAGATTTTTTAAATACATGGGAATCTTTGACTGGATCTGTGGGATCTGGAGAGGCAGCTTTAGCAAAACATGGTATTCCAGGCATTAAATATTTAGATGAAACAAGTAGACAAGCAGGGAAAGGAACTAGGAATTTTGTTATTTTTGACCCAAATCTAGCAAAGATAGAAGAAAGAAACTCAGTTCCAATACCTCAAGACCCACATGCACCTAATTACTTGGAAGATGTACATAAGGCATTAAGTTCCAAATTTGAATATCCTAGAGAACAAGCATTTAAGATTGCTCAAGAAAATGCTGCATTGCCAGTTTCTGAGGGTGGTTTAGGTTTGCCTAAAGACAACACTCCAGAAATGAGAGCAAAAGCAATGGGTTATGAAACACCTATGTATCATGGAACAAATGAAGACATTGAGGCTTTTAATACAAAAGGGAAAGGAAAAACTGCTGGTGCTGGTGCTTTTTTTACAACAAATCCAACAACGGCAGAAACTTATATTTCATCTTCAGGTGGTGGGAATATTTTGCCTGTTATGGTTAAGAAGAATGATTTATTAAATGTAAATGCTAGAGGCAAAAATTGGTCTGATATATATACTAATCAATTAGGCGCAAAATCAGGCAAAATTAAATATAGCCCTCAAGAATTAGGATTGGATTTAAATTCAGCAACAACCACAGATGAATTAGGAATGATTGCTGCTGATTTAGGTAAAAAAGGCATTGAAATAAAAAATGTTAAAGATTTAGGACCTAATAGTCATGTAATGAGAGCTAAAGAATATTTGCTTAATAAGTATGGAATTGTCCCAGATGAAACATGGTCAAATGTAACTGGTAAACAATTTGACGAATCTCAAAAAGCAATGAAAAAGTTTTATGAGTCACAAAAAAGTGATATTGTTGCTTTGCAAGATCCATCAATGATTAGGTCAAAGTTTGCTGCTTTTGATCCAACTCAATCATCCAGTACCAATATTTTGGCAGGAGTTGTACCTTTAAGTTTGGGTGGAGCATCCCTTGGAACAAGTAACGATGACGTACATTCACCCAATTACCTAGAAAACCTCCACAAACAATTAGCTCAAAAACCAATAGACGTAACAGACGTTCACGCTCCAAACTATTTAGAAGACATACATAATCAACTGGCAAATCAACAATAAATTTGCAATTTGTCAGAATAGTATTACAATCTGACACTATGAAGAAAACAGTTAAATCACACCCCAACCCAGTCGGCAGACCTACGGATTACAAGCCAGAGTATGCCCAAGAACTCATAGACTACTTTAATCAGCCTGCCTATACAGAGAAAACTATTGTTTTTCCCAATGGTATAGAAAAGACTGAAAGACTATGCAATCTATTCCCTACCCTTACAAGGTTTGCAGCCAATAAAAGGGTTACAAGGGAAACTTTACATCATTGGGCCAACGAAAGAGACGCAAACGACAGGCTTATTCGTCCTGAATTTTCTGACGCCTATAAGATTGCCAGGCAATTACAAGAGTCAGTTTTAGTCGAAGGAGCGACTGCTGGAGTCTATAACGCTAACTTTTCAATTTTTACGGCTAAGAATGTTCTTGGCTGGAGAGACAAGACCGAACAAGAGATTACAGGTGCATCTGGTGGGCCACTTCTTATGCAAGTAGCAACCGACAATGACGCTTAAGTACACAGAGAAACAGATTGAGGCCATGAAGTTGATGAGTGGAGACCCCACTTACGTCATGCTATTTGGTGGGTCAAGGTCGGGTAAGACGTTCATCACAATCAGACAGATAGTAACCAGGGCGATCAAAGCAGGCGGTTCAAGGCACACAATTCTCAGGTTTAGATTTAATCACGTTGTCAACTCGGTGGTTTACGATACATTCCCAAAGGTAATGAAGATTTGTTATCCAACGGTCAACTACAAGTTAGATAAGACGCATTGGTTTGCGAAGCTGGACAATGGATCAGAGATTTGGTTTGGTGGGTTGGATGACAAGGAAAGGACGGAAAAGATTCTAGGTATGGAGTTCAGCACAATCTACTTGAATGAGTCCAGCCAGATAGCTTGGGGTTCGGTGGGGATTGCAATGACTCGCTTGGCTCAGAAAGTCAATCAGCAAATCATGGTGGATAAAAAGATTGAGATGAAGCCACTTAAGCCAAGGATGTTCTTTGACTGCAACCCGCCAGATAAGAACCATTGGACGTACAAGTTATTTGTGCAGCGCAGAGACCCAGAGACAGGAACCAACCTTTACACTCCCGAGGATTACGCATACTTTCAAATCAATCCTAAAGACAATGTGGATAACTTGTCGGACGGATACTTAAAGACTTTGGAAGGATTGTCAGCCAGGCTCAGAAAACGATTCTTAGAAGGAGAGTTTACAGATGCTAACCCTAACCAACTGTTTACTGACTTGTACTTTGATCGGTGGCGCACTCAAGAGGAAGATTTACCTGAGTTTGTTCGAGTGGTCGTTGGAGTTGACCCTAGTGGAGCAGGAGACTCTGACAATGCTGACAATGATGCAATTGGTATTGTTGTAGGAGCTTTGGGGACGGATGGGAACGCATACTTACTTGAGGACTGCACAGTCAAAGCAGGGCCTGCAACCTGGGGCAAAGTCGCAACAAGTGCATACGACAGGCACAACGCAGACATATTGGTGGGTGAGAATAATTATGGTGGTGCAATGGTTGAAATGGTTATTCAAGCGTCTAGGCCAAGAACAAATTACAAGTCAGTCCTTGCCACTCGATCAAAGATGGTCAGGGCAGAGCCGTTTGCTCCACTTTACGAACAGGGAAAAATCAGGCACGTTGGAAGGTTCGCAGATTTAGAGGAAGAACTTGGAGGATTTAGCACCAATGGTTACAATGGATCTAAGTCTCCAAACCGAGCAGACGCTTGGATTTGGGTGCTAACCGAACTGTTTCCTGCAATTTTGCGATCAAAAGTTGAGAAAAAATCACAAAACGCACCGAAAAAACAGTTTAATTCTAATAATTCACCTGGATTTTGGATGTAAACATGGCAACAAACACCGAAGACGAAATTATCCGCAGAGCGCACGACAACTTTAAACATTGTTTGGACTGGGAGCAAGCCTCCAGGCAAAGTTTTAGGGAGGACATGAGGTTCTTATTTGCCGACTCGGACAACCAGGATCAATGGGAGCCTGCGGTTAAGGCCAGACGCAGACTGAACACTCAGCCCATGATCACTATTAATAAGGTGCATACGCATTGGTTGCACGTTGTTAATAACCTAAAAGAAAACAAACCGTCTGTTAGCGTACATCCAACAGGAAATGATGGAACTTATGAAGCTGCTGAAATCTTTGAAGGATTGGTTCGTCACATTGAGTACATATCTAACGCTAAAACTGCGTACGATATGGCAGCGGAGCAACAAGTAGGTGGTGGAATAGGATATTGGACGGTCACAACTGCCTACGCAGACGATTCTACGTTTGATCAAGAGATATACATTCGAGAAGTCCCAGACGCAATGAGCGTTTATCTTGATCCACACATTAAGAAAAGGGATGGTTCAGACGCTCGGTTTGGGTTTATCTATGAAGATATGCCAAGAGAAGTGTTTGAGATGAAGTACCCAGGTGAGTCCGTTCCAATGGCTTATTCAGGTGGGGCGCAGTCCTGGGTTACTAAAGATGTTGTCCGTTTGGCTACTTATTACGAACGTGAAAATAAAAAGGAATGGCTTTATTCAATCCCAAATGAAGACGGATCAATGAAGTTTGAGCGTCAATCAGATATGACTAAAGAAGAAGTCAAGATGCTGAATGAGGCTATCCGAATGGGTGCGGACATTGAGCGCAGGCGCATTGACAAGAATGTTATCCACAAGTATTTGATTGGTGGGAATAAGATTTTAGAGAAAGGAATTTGGGCAGGAAAATACGTTCCAATCGTCCGAGTACCTGGTGAGGAAATGCAGATTGAGGGCAGATTAGACCGTAAGGGATTAGTTCGATACATGAAGGACGCACAAAGAGCGTACAACTACAACGCTTCAGCAGCCCTTGAATATGGTGCTCTACAGTCAAAATCACCGTATTTAGCCCCAGTTGAGGCAATAGAGGGCCTAGAAAACTATTGGGCAACTGCAAATACTGAGAATCACGCTTACCTAGCTTACAACCATGCGGACGAAAACGGAAACCCTATTCCTTCTCCAGCAAGGTCTCAACCTCCCTCCTCTGCTCCAGTCTATATGGAAGGAATGCAAGTCGCTGAGAATGAAATGATGATGACTTCAGGTCAGTACCAACAGACGTTTGGGGCGCAAGGTCAAGAACTCTCAGGGGTTGCAATTGGCAAACGTCAATATCAAGGAGAAAGGGTAACTTACCACTTCCAAGACAATCAAAACATGGCTATCCAGTTCACAGGTAAGATTTTGATTGATCTGATTCCTAAGATATACGACACAAAACGGACTATTAGAATTTTGGGAGAGGACGGCACAGAGCAAGAGGTAATGATTGACCCAACTCTTAAAACGGCCTACAAACAAATGGAAGACAAGGAGGAGGCCAAAGTATCCACAATATTTAATCCGTCCGTTGGTTCTTATGACGTAGTTGCAGAATCTGGTTCTAACTATGAAACTAGAAGACAAGAAGCATTTGCTGCAATGTCTCAAATGATTGGCCAACAACCGCAACTCGCACAGGTTATCGGTGATCTGTACATGGGTTCGGCTGACTTTCCCAATGCGGATAAGTTGCAGGAACGGATGAGAAATTGGATTCCTCCAGCTATCCTGGGGACTGGTCCAAGCGAACAAGAACAGGCTTTAATGCAACAACTCCAACAGTCTCAACAAGTTATTGCTGCGCTGACTCAACAGGTTCAGGACAGGAAAGTAGATCAAGTCATGGAGAAACAAAGACTTGATATGGACGCTCTCAACCATTTGGCTATCAGATTGGAGAAAGAGCGAGACAGTTTAATTAGTGCATTCAAGGCTGAGACCGAAAGATTGAAGACACTTATTAAGGATGTGAATCCTACGCAACTGGGGGGAATTACTGACAAGATGGTTGGAGAGATCGAACAAGCCAAAAATCCTGCTCAAGACATTAACCCCGATTACATAGACCCCTCACAATATTTGCAAAATGCTATCCCAACCATTACAGGATGAAAATGGAAACTACAGTTGAACAAACCGTAACTGAAGGAAATAACCAGGCTGACGCTGCCCAAGCCCCTCAGCAAACTCCAGAGCAAAAAGCTCCAGAGGCCAAAGACAACTCTTACCATGATCTACCCGAATGGGCTAGAAAACGGATGGGTGAATTAGCTGCAGCCAAGAATTCTGCTGCCGAACAACTCGCTGCACTTAAGGCACAAATGCAAAGTCAGCCAGAGCCTCAACAACAATATCAGCCTCAAAATACTCAAAATATTGAGGAATTGGCTACTCAAATAGCTAACCAAAGGGTTCAAGAGCAGACATTCTTAAACAAAATGAACGAGATTGAAAAGAATGCCAAGGCTGAATTTGGTCAGGAATATGATCGGTCAGTTCAGAATTTACAGTTGGCTGGTGTTGGTGGGAATGATTTCCTGCACGCTTTGGCTGAAGTTCCAAACCCTGAGAAAGTAATCACTTACCTTGGGAAGTCTGAAAATGTCAATGACGCAATAAGGATTTCGCAACTCAGTCCAATGCAACTCGGGATTGAATTGACCAAGTTATCGGCAAAGGCAGCCAAGGAATTGTCCAAGCAAAAGTCTAGCGCACCTGCTCCAGTTGGGGAAGTGACTGGGGGTTCGTCTGCTCCAACAGGCGCAGGGGCTGAACCTCCCATGAGTGATACCGAAGCCTGGGTTGCATGGAGACGAGCAACTGCTAGAAAAAAGCGTTGATAAATTAGATTTTTAGCATTAGAATGGTGTACAGGCAGAAGCGAGCCGTAAATCGTTGTGTTGGGCCGTAAAAGATAGTCTCCAGAGGCCAGGGGAAATTAGGAGTTTACCGAAAGGTAAGCAATTCATTTCTTTATTCGTCAAAGGAGGTAGTTCAACATGACTACTAGCAATTCACTTCTTACGATAAGTCAGATCACAAATGAAGCGGTCAGACTTTTCACTCAATCTAATGCTTTTCTAAGAACAGTTTCCCGCCAGTATGACGATCAGTTTGCTCGTACAGGTGCGAAAATCGGTTCAACTTTGCGTATTCGTTTACCCAACGATTACACAGTATCAACTGGGCCTGCAATTACTCCTCAAGGTACTAACGAACAGAATACATCTTTGACTGTGGCAACACAAGCAAACGTACCTGTTTCTTTTGGTACTGCTGAGAAAACATTGTCACTCGATGACTTCTCCGAGCGTATTCTCGCTCCTGCGGTCAATCGTTTGGCAGCGTATGTTGCAGCAGACTTGATGAACGTAGCATCTCAATCAGCCAACATTTCACCAAACTTCTCAAGCGGTACAACCTTGGTAAGTCCAAATGCAACAACATGGTTGACTGCAGGTTCTTCTTTGGATCAAAACTTGGCTCCAAGAATGGAACGCAAGATTATTCTTGATCCAGTCACTCAAGCTCGTACTGTTTCATTTTTGGCAGGTTTGTTCAATCCTCAAGTTAAAATTGCTGAGAACTATGAAACTGGTGTTATTACCAGAGACACTCTCGGATTTGACTGGATGTACGATCAAACTACTCTAGTTCACACAGTTGGTTCATTCTCAAGTGGTACTGTTAATGGTGCAAGCCAAACAGGAACAACATTGACTGTGAATGCAATTACTGGAACTTTGAACCAGGGTGACATCATCACAATCGCAGGTGTATACGCAATTAACCGTTTGACTGGTAACTCACAAGGCCAACTACGTCAATTCGTTGTTACTGCAAACGTAGCATCTGGTGCAACAAGCATTCCAATTTACCCTGCTATTACTCCTGCTCCAGCAGCGTTTAATACAGTAACTGCATCTCCTGCAAACTCTGCAGCGATCAGTTTGGTAATGGCTGCTTCTACAAGCTATCGTCAAAACATAGCTTATTTCCCAGAGGCTTTCACTTTAGCAACTGCTGACTTAGAAATGCCTACTGCTGGTGTTGTTCAGGCTGCTCGTGCACAGTTCGATGGAATCTCTTTAAGAATGATTGAGGCTTATGACGTAATGTCTGACTCCTTGATTACTCGTATGGATATTCTGTACGGATACGCTGCGATCCGTCCTGAGTGGTCTTGTATTGTTCCAGACATTGTCTAATGCCAATTGAACAATACTACAGGGGGAAGTTGGTTTCCCCTGTTTACACTTTTGTAGAGTTTCCCAAGTGGGTTACTGACTCGCTTGGGGAGCAGCATCTTGTTCAGACACCTGAAGAAGAAGCACAAGTTTTAATCGTTCCAGAGATAAAAGAAACTAAGAGGGGCAGACCAAAAAATGACTCAACCGCTGCCGACAACTCCCTCTGATCTAATCACTCAAGCGTTAAAAATAGCAAACGTCAT